TAGGCGACGGGGTTGGCCTGGCGGGCCTCCTTCGACCAGTACATGGTGGCCGCCACCTTGATCGGCTTCGTCGTCTTGACGGTCGGCTTGGACTCGACGACGGGCTTCAGGTCGCCCTCGCCGACCACGCCGGCGACGGGCTTGCCCGTCTGGAAGGCGATCGAAGAGCCGGTGATGGGCATGGGGTCGGTGCCTGAGAGCCGCCCGATGACGGACTCCTTGTAGGCGTTGACGAGTATCTTCTTAGCAATCGGCTTGGGAAGCAGACCTTCCAGCGTGCCGAGAGTCGTAGCGTTAGCCCCAGTAGGCATAGTGCGCGTTTCCCTCCTTCAAGGAAATCAGTGCGTCATCCGAATATCTGGCGGGCGAGGGCGAGATCCTGTTCGTCCTGCGACATGTTCTGCGCAGAAGCGGACTGGATTGGATCCGCCTGAACGACCGGTTTCTCCTCCGGGCCCTTCAGGGCGGCCAGCATGTCGGCCACTTCCGTCCACTCTTCCTCCGTGTCCCCGACCAGAGTCGAGATCAGATTCGCGGGAAGGCCCCTCGCAGAGAGAAGCCCCTCCTTCTTCGACTTGGTGAGAGCCGCCCCCTTCTCGGCGGCGTCCTTCTCAAGCTCGGCGATCCTCGTCTGCGCCTTCTCCAGCCCCTCGGACTTCTCGACGGCGGCAGCCAGTTTGGCCTTCACCTCCGCCAGTTCCCCCCGAAGGTTCTCGACCAGTCGCCTCGCACGCCCGGAATCGAAGTCCTCGTCGGACCACGGGGCCTTCCCCGCCGCTCCGCCGCCGGACTCCTGCTTCTCAACGTCGCTCACGATCCCACTCCTCTTCTCTCATTCACGCGGCGCCGCACCTCACGGACTACCGCCGGCATCGGACGCCCCTCGCGCCGACGCCACCCGCCCCCGTGACGAGGCAGGAAACCTAATACCGCTTCCACCGTTCGATCCAATCCTCCACATTCGGCCCCGGAAGCAGATCCCTGGCCGCCGCACGGCCCTCATCGGTCTTCAACCACTTCGCGAACTCCCGAATATCGGCAGGCCCCCCACCCTTGCGGTACCGCCTATACACAGCATCCGCTCCCTCCACTATATCACGGCCTTCGTAATCTGCCTCATAGTAGACGGGCACAGCCTTGCAGTCACACTTATAGTGATAGGCGGACGCCGAATAACGCCCGAGGAACTTCCCCTTAGCGCGAGAATTCTTCGTATACGGCCCCTCGCGTTTAGCATCCAACACCGTGTTCTTCCGATACACAGGCCCCCTAGCGCACAACAGAAGGCAAAACGGGCACGTGTAGGCGCCCGTCGGGATCCTCGCCCACCCCACAGGGAACCTGCCCTTCACGACGCCCTTGCCGAACCGGAGCTCGTCCTCCCAGCGCCGGACCTCCCGCTCGGCCTCCTCCTCGGCCTCCTTCTCGTAGCGGCGACGCTCCTCCTCCAACTCGCGTTGAAGCTCGGCCTCCTCATCCTCCTGAGACGAGGAATCCTCGGCGTCCCCGTCCGGCGGATCCGCGAACTCCCGCTTCCAATGCTCCGTCATGGCGTCCACGTCGGCCCGCCACTCCCGCTCGGCACGGAAGAACTTCCCCATCTCCCTCGACGGGTCCCGCACCTCCGCCATCAGCCTCGCCACCGGATTCCCGTATTCGGCCGCATAGCCGACGGAACGCTTCGCCTCCCCGAGATCTGGGACCGACGCCCTCGCCACCGTCTCCCTGGCGACGTTATGCACGATCCCCATCAGCCTCGACGTCAACTCGTCGGCCTTCGACTGCGCATTCCCCGCCACATGCCCGTCGGACACCCGGAGGATCTCCCTCACCGCATCCTCGACGTCCAACGGAGACACGCCCGGCATCGACGGCACGAACCCGATCTCGCCGCCACGACGACGCGCCTCGAACCGCAGATGCGCCACCTGCCCCAGCCAGCCCAGATAGGCCGCCGCCCGGACAGCCGGATACAGATCCTCCGCCACCTCCCGGACACGCACCTTCCCCGGCCGGCGCAGACGGTAGAAGACGATCTCACGGGTCTTCTTCTCCAACAGGCCCCGGACGTGCAGAAGCCACCAGAGAAGCCAAGCGAACGTGAACATCAGGCGCCCCGTCACCACCCGTAGCGTTCTATCCCGACGTCCACGCCGGGAACCCAGAAGCCATGCGAGTCGTTCCACGAGGCGACCTGAGAGAACAACACCTCGGCGTCCTCGCAGTACAAGCCGATCCTGCCGGCCGGATACGGCCGCTCCACGTCCGTGAACACGCAGACCAGGACATCGTCGACGTAGACCCGCATCGTCACCGAGGCGCCGACGATCCTCGACACGTCCACCCTCGCCCGGACGGGACTGGAAGGATTCGGAACAACCGTGCGAGGATAGGCGCCGGACGCCAGGAACCGCTGCGACCCCTTGTACTTGTCGTCCTGCTTCGACAACTCCCACCCGTTCGGCTTCACACACAACGCGTAGAAATTGTAGCCCGAGTTACCCGTATCCCCCTGCTGGTCGGGCTTATTCGGCGCCAGATCCCACAGGAACCACGCCACCTCCCACGGGTGCGGCTTCTCGTCCGTCCGAGTCTGCGACAACGTCGCCATCGTGCACGCCACACTGTAGGTCTCCAACAGCTGCTCCGTGCCGAGCCTGCGCCGGGCCGGAGACACAGGCCTCTCCGAGACGACCAGACACGCCCTCGTAGGGGAAATCTGCCCCTGATTGTCAGGCGTCCTCGGAGGCGGCGGCGCCGGCTTCATGTAGACCGTGCCGTCATGGTTCTCACGCACCTCACCGTAGCCGTTATAGATCGTCTTCACGCATCGACCTCCCCGCCGTCGGACTCCCGCCCCGAACGAGGAACCTCCGGCTCCACGATCCTCTCCGAAGCGCCCATCTCGATCCGGGTATCCTCACCGGCATTCTCCCTGGCGCGCTGCTCCGGAGTCAACGGCAGCCCGTCACGCGCAGTCCTCGCCGACACCGCCCCCTGAGCATGCGCCTGCAGCAACGAAGCCGCCCGAGCCGACGCAGACGGCAACGCGATATCCGCCCACACCGTCGACAACGACTCCAACCCATCCGTCGACGCCCCAGACAGACGCAACGCCACACGAGCCCACTGCTCCCACGCCTCCCCGAAAACCTGCTGCTTACGCTCCCCACGGGCAATCAACCGCTCCTTCGCCGCCCGCATCGCCTCCGCCGACGCCGGATTCGACGTCGTAACACCCAGCATCGACGGAGGAATCCCCGTAAACGCCGACACCTGCTCAGCACACGTCTTAATCACATTGATAATCTCCGAAAGCGAAGCACCCTGCAACTGCCCCACCTTCGCATTCGGATCCGGAGCGAACAACATCGCCCCCAAATACACTTCCTCCGCCGTCCTCATCGACCCATCCGGAGCCCGGAAATTATCCGCAGAAGCCCCCAAAATATAGCGTTGAGGCATCGACAGAATCTCCGTAGCCAACTGCAACAGAGTAAACGACCGAGACGCCGCATTCCCAAACGGAATCACCTGATCCATCTCCGAACGACCAGCCTTATCCGTAATCCTCGAAGCATTCGTCAACGGAATCACCGGCACCACGCCAATCCCCGGCTGCACCCCGATCGACCCCCACGCGCCCCCGAGCTGCTGGAACACCTCGATCCGATCAGGCGTGTAATACGCCGCCTTCTGAACCGTCGTCCCCTCCGGAGTATCCTCCTCGAACGCCACCACACACTCGGAAATCTCCCCATCCGACGCCCGCTGCACCGCAAACCCCGAACGCGTATGCACCGTCGTACGAATAGACCCATCAAGACGACGCCCCACAACCACGAACGCCTGCCCCTGAATCAACGACTCCACCTGCGCCAGATTCGACAGCACATCCATCCCGCACGACTGCCACAACCGCCGCAAAGCCTCCATCGACACCCTCGGCGCATCCGCAGACTCGAACCCCTCCACCCGGAGAACCTCCGCCAGCGTATCCACCGCAAGCCGCGGCCAATTCACCACCACCTCAAGCGCCCGCACCCGAGGAGGAATCGACACCCCGATCGCATCCAACTGACGCGACCCATCGTAAAACAAGTTATACTCCGGATTCACCGCAGTCGACTGCGCCTGCGACAGAAGCCGCTCGAACGACATCAGAACACCACCCAATCCTTTCCACGATTCTGGAGGCGCTCCCACTCCGGCGACGCCAGAAGGGCCCTATACACCATTCTAGCGCCAATCACACAAACCGCCGCATCGATCTTATTCGGCGACTTCGGCGACTCCTTCCGAACCGTCACATGACCCCGCCGCTCCACCATCCGACAATTCCCCACATGCCGAGACGTCACCCAATTCCCATCATGCTTAAACAACGCATCCTCAATCTCCGCATGACACATCTCAGTAGCCACCGCGAAATCAAACCCATGAGAACGCATATCCCAAGCAATCTTCGCCGCAGCCTTCCCATAAGCCTGAGCAGGAATCACAAGACCCTCCCCAAACTCCGAAGGCCACGACACCTTCACAAAGGACTCCCACTCGCGGACATCAGCCCAAAAAGCCCGAACAGCAAAACGCTCAAAAACAGAACGCACCGCAGCATCCACCGCAAACGAATCCACCTCCCCAGATGCGCCACCAGGCTCCCACACCCCAACCGTAAACACAAACCCATCCGAAACACAACACCCCACCAACGCAGTATGATCACCCGTCTTAGACCCATCAAAAAACAACACAACATCCTCACCATCCACCAACTCCCTCGACGTATCAGCCAACGAAGCCCACTCCTGCAAAGACACCCACGCATCCTCCGCAACAGTAGGCTGATTCAAATAAAAACGCCGCGACACCGAAGCAGGCATAGACGGAGACCAAATCTCCTCACGGATCGCCCCCACATCAACCCACGGCATCGTATCATAAACAAACCGCAAACCATCCGACAACGAAACCTCACCAGGCCCCGGATCATCAGACAACACCGTACACGCCGGCGCCACCCGCGCATCATACAACGAACG